ACCTAAATTTGATATATTTAAATTTGTCTCCTTATAATAACAAGTTATTACAAGATTTTTGTTGATATCATAGATAATAATTAAATTAGCTTTATAACCTTCTATATTGTATTTTTGGCGACTGCCAATTTTTATAATTTGTTGGTCGCCTATTTCTTCATAAATTAATATTTTTCCATTATTTAAAGTATCTAAAATTTTCCAACGATTAATAATATATTTATTTCTTTTTTTTGAATGATAGGTTCTTGTATATTTATTGACCATTCTTGACTTATCAAGTTTTTCTTGTTGTTCTAAAGATAAATCTTTATAACGATATTTCATGTAAAACCTCCTTTTTTAATAATGTTGTTAACCTATGAATTGATATAAAATCAATCCTATAAAGTTTAATATTATTCCTATTTTACCAACTAGATTTATAAATTTTTGGTTATCCACTTTGTAACCTCCTACATATTAGGGATTATTACGAACGCTATATCTATATATATAACCATACCTAATACTGTTAATAATCCAGTTGCCATTACACATTCAAATAAATTTTCTTTTATTGCTTTCATTCCTTTTTTTATTCCTTTTAATAATTTTTTCATTTTTTAATTTCCTCCTTTTATCTTATGTTTTATTATACTTAAATTATATCAGTTTTTAATAATGTTATCAACTTAAATAAAAAAAGTATAAATCAATTAGTTTATTAATTATTAAAACATATATATAAAAATGTTTAATAAAGTAAATAAAAACATTAAAAGCATTTATTTTTATTAAGTTTAAAAATCAATTTGCATAATTGAATTTTTTTTAGAAATATTTGTAAGTTATTTTTTATATATTTACTTTACAATTGATTAATGATATAATAATTGCTATACAGTTGTAAAAATACTAAAAAGATTATAATAAAAATAAAGTATGAAATATAACGATTGATCAATTCGTACGTCCTATTGTATAACATTAACCGTTATTACTTGTCTATCGTTCACTATATAGTGAACGATAACGGATTATATAGTTCGAAATGTATGTGCTACCGCAAGATTCGACCCTATTCGACCCTATTCGACCGTTGTATATGCCCGTATAAGCGCTTTTAAAAAGTTCGCCTTGTATTTATACCTTTGTTTTAAAAGCTTTAAATTAGCTTATAAACGCTTATATAAGATTAAGCACACGCAAATAAACAAGTAACAACAAGGATTTTATGCAAGTTGGTGATTGATACTTGCAATTATTATGCAATTTATATGCATAGGATACACTATACAATTTATATACTTATGTATCAGAAATACAGTATAGATATATATGTACTTGAAATACAATTTATATATATTGTTTATGAAATACAATTTATATACTTATGTATCAGAAATACAATTTGAGTAAATTGTACGCATCAGGAGGCTGCGTGAGAATGGTTCTCAACTGATACCGGACCTCGAATTGAGAATAGTTTTCAATTGATAATCATTTTCGTTTGAGAATAATAACCATTAATATTCAACAATGATTATGAATACAGTAAGCAATTGAGAATGGCCTCCAAGTGAGAACAGGTACGCAATTGAGAATGTATTTCAATTAGTATCTAAAATCATTATTGTTATCAACTAATTATAATTATGATAATCGTTTTCAATTAATATCTATTCTAATAATCGTTTTCAGTTGACTGTAAGCATCAGGACTAAATGAGAATCGTTTTCAATTAATAATAATAATCATTCCATAAACTTATTAATAATCTATCTTAATATAAAATAATTATCATTATCATTATAATTTGATAGTGATTATCAATTAATATTTTCAGGAATATATAGTATGTATTATATATGTATTAGAGTACATTAATTAATATATATTTGTTATATAGTATAGCATAGTATTTGTTATGTAGTGTTATATATACGTTATATGTGTTATACTATTGTATATGTAGTTATTAAATAGTATATATAATATATATTATATATAGTTATATGTGTTATGCAAGTGTTATATAGTGTACTATATATATGGTTATATGTGTTATATGTGTTACACTATTTAATTGTATGTTTTATTGCATTATATATGTTATATAATACATAGTAGCATACTATGGAATAGTATAGTATATGAATATATGAATATATGCGCATATGAATAAATGAATATATGTGTATATGTAGCTTTACATTTTTGTTAACTTTTTGTTGGTGAATGGTTGACGTTTTTTTTAATGGAATATGTGAATAATTGTTCATATGTGAGTTTTTAGAAGGAGGGAAAAAAGAGGGAAATATAATTGCTTTTTTATTTCCGTGGAAATATTTTTTTAAATTTAATAGTTATCATTATGATAATTTTTTGAGCTTCTTAATTCCTTTTTGGAATGGATTTTTTTATTATCATATTGATAATAATTTTTTTATTTACAGGGAAATAATTATTTGATAATCATTCTCAACTAACAACGTCTGATAAGTATTATATTATCAGTCATTAAGGGGGGGAGGATACATAATACTTGCGAATGATAATCATTTTCAGCTGTCTAGCCACTACATTCAAACACCATTTTTTTTAAACACCCATTTCCCCCACAACAAACAACATTCCAACACTCAAACACTCCAACATCCAAATCCACCTCATGTAACCCTTAACATTCCAATAATTACAATTAAATGTATTCAACAAGAAAAGAGACACAACCAATACATACAGTTTCCAAATATAACTAATTACAATGATATAATCCTTTATTAATATAAGACATTGTATATAATGGAATATTTAAACACCAATAAAAGCAACAAAAAAGATATTAAAGGGAGGGGAGGGGTGGTTTGCATATTTATTTTTGGTGTTTTGAGAAATGACCTTCTGTATGCCATTTTGAGAAGCTAATTACAATAAGTTAAACATTTATATTAAGAGTAAATTTGAAGCACTTTAAAACGGAAATAAAAAAGGGCAAAAAAAATAAAGGAAAACATTTTCAGCTTTCCTTTCAAATATTATCTCAAAAATCCATTTATAATTTTATTTATTATATCTATTTCATTTAAAGAGACTTCTATTTCTTCTTCTACATCATTATCTAATAATATTTCAAGTCCATCAAGATATCTTACATTTGATATTCTAATAATTTTTATAGTATTTGTGTTATTTATTTCTAACCATAATTCTTCATTCTCTACTCTTTTTTCCCAACTATATTCATCTTTCTCATTTAATTGATGCACATAGCATAATCCTATCCCCTGATTAAAGAGACATATTTCACAAGGTTGATTCTCTAAATTAAATAATAATTTTCTAACCTTATCTGCTACTAGAAAATAATTGCTTTTAACTGTTGTTTTTGTAGTTATAGATGTATCACATATCGAACATATTGAATCATCAAAAAGAATAGTGTTATTCATACTTTGTATAATTCCTTCAATCTCTTCTAGCTTCTTTAAGTTATTCGTTAGTGTCGCCATATTTTACTCCTAATATATTCCTAATCTTTTAAGTATACGTTTAGTTTCTTTCCTCATAGCATCATAGCCACCTTTATGCTTTGCTCTTCTTTCACGCATATATTTTATTCTTTTCATATCACCACTCCTGATCTGACCCATATTTAATTTTAATATAATGACCGTTCTTACAATAGTACACATGCCCTCCCTTACGAGAGGAATACTTATATCTCCAAGGCTTACCACATTTAGAGCATATACCATGATTCCATTTTTTTTCTTCAAATCTTATAAAAATCACACATAAAACTATATAAGAAATTATAAGTCCCATTATATAATAAGGCACTAAAACATCCATTATTAATCCTCCTTTTTAGATTTCATAAACATTCTATTAATTATCTTATTAGAAATATTACAGATATGTCCTTTCTCACATACATAAGTAACATCTCCATTATTACTAGAATAATAAAATGCCCAAGGTTTGCCACATTTAGGACAGACACCTTTATTCCATTCCTTTATTCCAACATACATTAAAACCAAATAAAGAATTATATAAATTATAATAAAAACAGCGACCATATAAAACATTATATAAATCATCGTTTATTTTCTCCTTCTTTGTTTTTCTCTTTTTAGTTTATTTCTTAACCTTATTTGCTCTGTTCTACATTCTCTACAATAAGATTGTGGAACTCTCTTTCCATTAGGTCTAAATCTATACCCAAATAATTCTATTATTTTATTTTCACCTAAAGCTAATTTACCACAACAAGGACACTTTGCATATTTTCCATGAGACATATTACATTTCCTCCTTGAAATATCTTGCATCAATTTCGTACTCACCATTAATAGGATTACTAGCTAACTTCATTGCCATTCTATAGAACTCTCCAATAGTAGTATCATCAGATATATTTTTTATTTTATATTGCTTTCCGTCAACATTAAATGATAAACTGTATAAATATACACCTTTCCCAAGAATTGATTCCATATTATCTAAACTAAAATTTGCAGCACTCGTAATTTTATATTTCATATTATCACTCCTTATATTATTATAAATCTATCAATCATGAAATAATAATTTTCATTTAAATACATAAAAGTATATGTCTCTTTAGAACAATCCTTATATAATAATCTTGAGTCTGTAGGTACAATCCATCCATAACCACCATGTTCGGATTCATTATATAAAGGAGTACTATTAGTAGCATATTCTTCTAATTCTTTTAAATCAACATCTACAAGAGTACAAAATTTGTTATATGGGTCTCTGGGATTAAAATCTTTATAAAAATGTCTTATAAAAACAGCTCTCACATTATCACTCCTTTACACTATAGAATACATTATATTTTTAGTACACCCATTATTATTAACGTATACTTTTTTAATCAAGTTATTTTCTTGAAGAAAATCAGTTATCTTTGTTATTTTATCTAAGTTAGCTGCGCTTTTTGAAGATAAACCTATATTATCGCATATATAATTTCTAGTAATTATTTTATCTTCATCTTTACATAACATCTTTAATAATAAATAAGTTTTTATAGTAGAAGAATCCCTGTTTTTTAATAATATTTTAATAATGTCGTCATCTACTAAAATATAACCTTTATTTTTTTTATTACTATAAGAAATTGTGTATGTATTTTCTTTTTTTATCTTTTTTACTTTAACTAATTTTTTGTATGCTACAGACATTTTAACTAAAGACTTATATGTAGTTAACCAAGCCTTATTGCTGATCTTTTCTATGTCCTCTTTTATACTTTTTATGTGTTTACTATCTATCAGTATATTCCTTTTCTTTAAATCATTTACTCCAAAATAAGAAGCTACCATTAAAGCATGATAATCGCAGTTTTTATCTCCTAGAAACTCTTTTTCAATTATTACTGGTATTTTTCTCATAATATAACCTTCCTTTCTTTTAACACATTCTTATATCTTCAAATTTTAAATCAAAATACCTCTTAGCTATATTAGGGTATTCTTTTTCAAATTTCTTTAAATATCTATAGGAAGATGCAGTATAATCACAGAACTCCCTAAATGATTTTCTTTTAAAAAGGCTTGGTTGATTACACCATCTAGCCAATGTTATATACATTCCCCTCATTTCGGACCGCTTATATTCATTATATCTCATGATATATGGTACACAATTATATTTCATTAATATCTTTATTCTCTCAAATGCTCCTGCTATATCTGTTACATCTTGTGATTTATATGCAACTAAAACATATAATCTTGCTTGTTTTTGATTATATTTGCGCCATATTCGTAATTTATTTTCAATTAACTTCTTATCTGTTATATCATCAAAAGCGAATGTCCAATCATGATGATATTTCATCGTTGTTAAAATTTCTGCTTTTTCCTCTGTCATTAGCCGTATATCTAACCCTTGTCTAAATTCTATAAATTTATTAGTAGCTTTTAATTTTTCCAATTCTTCTTTCCATTTAGGATAAGCTAAAAAATTGTCATCCCATAAGTAAATAAACTTCCTATCTTTATCTAAAAATTCTTCTAACTCTGAATGTTTAAAGGCTCTATCATACTTTCTATTAATGCAAAAAGGACATTTCCTAAAGCAACCTCTAGTAAGAAACCCAATAGAGCCATCTTTATAATCTTTAAATTTAGAAGGTCTAATTCCTCTACTTATTTCTTTTTGTATGTAATTATCATATAAATGATAATCTGGCATATGATGTTCTATTTCATAAGGAAGGTCTTTAGCATTTATTCCAAAGAATCCAGTTCCACCAATCTCTATATTATCATATATTGATAAATCAGGAGTATTAGTAAAATCAAATACTTTAGAAATAAACACTCTATCGTACTTAGGAATGTCGTCATAAGACTCTAATAATGTTATATCATTCTTATCTTTATAATAGCCACTAAGTTTCATTAATGCTAAATTAGGATGTTGCGAACCATTATCCAATAGATCAGCATCAATTATTCCTATATTCAATATAACATTCTCTCCAATCTAATCAAATAAATCTTTATCATCTAAAAATTCAATATCATTACCATTTAAAATATGTATATTATCTAAATCATCTTCTTCGTCATCTATATATTCCATTTTCAAAACTATATATCTGTTATTATCATAAAATGCTCGTAAAGTACTATTATTTTCAACCATATCGTTTATATTTGCCTTTAGTATATTGTTTTCTTGCAATTCTTTGAGTAAATTATCATATCCTTGCACATAAACTGCTCTCATAATTATGCCTCCTTGGACTCCTCATTAATTCGCTCCGTTACTGAAACAATATGTTCTTTTCCTTTCCATCTTACGGTTTCAATTTTTTCATACCAAGCATCTGTAATATTTGCAGCTCTAAGTTCTCCGCTACCATCGTCAAATTTAATATTTTCTAAAAGATAATTCATAAATATATTTGCTGTCTCGTCTGATTCTGCTTTAAAAAAATCTACATATTTTGTTTTACCTTCTTCTTCTGTTACAACAACATAATGATATAAGTATTCTTTCATTTAATCACCTTAATTAACTTTAATTTTAAATTCACTAGCCTTTAAAGTTTTATCAACTTCAACAGGAATTCCTTCAAAAGAAGATACAAAAGAAAATTCCGTACATTCTTTATCTGTGACATGCTGCCAATTATCTGTTATAATTCTTTCATTATCTTCTTTACTTATACAGATTGTTATAGAAGCATCTATTCCATTGTGTGTTTTTAAATAATCCTCTGCTTCTACAAAAGCTCTAAAAATATTTAATAATTTATCCATTATTTATCACCCCTTTTGGTATTATATCATAATTATCAAATAAAAAATTCATTATACAATTAATATTTACTTCTAAAGGGCATATTCTATCACATTTTTTATTTTCACAATAGTTAACGAATTTTTTTTCAAAAACCTCTTTACTTGTTAAATTTTTTATTTCATTAATATTTATTTTTCCTTTACCATCATACTCAAAAATACATAAACATTTCTCTTTACTCATATTATCACTTCACTTTTTCATTAATATTCATATATGTATATACATCACAAGATGTTGTAACTATATTAATTTTGCTTCCAAACAATCTCTCTAATACATAGTCTACATCATCTATCAGTATTCCATTTTCAATTTTTCTTCCTTTAAAAGATTCTTTGTAATTTGGAAATTTTAATTTTATTGGATCAGGAATATCGAGACCTATTTCTTCCGCTCTCTCTTTAATTAATTGCGCTTGTTTTTCACTATAACAAACTATAGGACATTGTGATTCTGCGGATTTTTTTATTAAAAACATTGTTTTACCTTGTCCTCTATCCATTTGTACTATTTCCATTTCCTTTACTCCTTTCTATAAAATCAACTTTATAAGCTTCCCAACCGAATAATATACTAAAAAAATAATCTAATGGAGATTGGTTAAGGTTCATATAGCCTTTAAATATATAAGTATTTTTTGTCCTTTCAAGCCATACAAAATCGCCATTTATTACTCTAGGAAAAATATTATAACAAGTACGAACTTTTATATCCCCTTTTCTAGGAATATTTAGTTTAAATTTCATATAATAACTCCTTTCTTAAAGCTTTCATTATTCTACGTTCTTTCATGGCTAATGTACTCCTTTTCATTCCTAAAGAATCCGCTAATTGTTGTTGCGTACATTGTTTATATCCATTTAATCCATATCTTTTTTCTATTAGAACCTTATTATCTTCCGATAAAGTATTTAACAATTTATTAATTAAATCTTTTGTTTCGCTTATTCTTATATTTTTATCAAAATCTACTTCTTCGTTTATAAAATTTTCAAAAGAATATTCATTTTCGTCATTTTTAAAAAGTTCTCCATTTAAAGAAAGTGCTTTAACATTTTTCTTTTCCTTATTAAAAGCATTAATTAATTCATTTTCTATACTTTTATAAAAGTAAGAAATTGACTTCATATCTTTAGAGAGAGTTATTTTGTTTATTGCTTCCATAAGTCCTAACATTCCTGTTGCCATTAAGTCCTCTTTAGTATAATTGTTTATAAAAAAATTACTAGATATACTCGCTACTAGGGGAGTGAAATTAGCAATTATAGTTTCGTAATCTTTATTTATTAAACAATTATCTATCTCTTTTTTAGATAAATATTTACTCAACAAATCACCTCTCTTTTAATTATCTCTATATTATTAGTATATCCATTTTTGGAATTTTTATACAATTCAGAAAGAATTTGCGAGCTAACTCTGTCAAAAAAATTAAATTATTGAAAACAAAATTAACGTCCGATAATTAAGGATTCACCAACTTAGTATTATTTCAAATAATGGGTATGTTGAACTTCAAATAGTAGATATATCGAACTTCAAATAATAGGGCAATAATATATTTAATATATATTTTTATATATTAAATATTAATATATAAATATATTAATATTTTTGCGAAGCGATTATTCCTTTGGGGGTCTTTTTCTCGTTCTTTATCCTTTAAATTGAAACACATATTACCTTATAAATTAATTCTTTTATATTGAATAATCTTCGCAAGACTAAAAAAATAATTTCTTTTTTCTTCCTTTTCCTAAATAAAAAAATATAATATGTATTATACTAAATATATAAGAAATACTTAAAGAACAGTACATATATAATTCTTTATCTGTTCTCTTAAAGAACAAATCGTGTCAATTATTTCCTTATTATATTTGATAAATGAACGAAAATAAAAAAAATAATAAAAATTTTAAAAAAATGAATATTTTTCTTAAAAAAGGATATACTAATAGTAGGGAGTAAATAAAAATTAAATATCTGAGTTGACAACATTCTGATAATGAAAAATCAGAAAGTGGGAAAGAGATTGTTAGCGAATTACACATTCAAAGGTAAAATAGATGGTAAATCAATTAAAGATTATCAAAATAAAATAGATTTAAGTGTTAAAACAAGTCAAGAGATAATTGACCAAGTGAACAAAATATTAAATATAGAAGAAATAAATGGGGTTCAGTTTAATGGTGATTTATTTTGGCAGGTTATTTGGGACGAAGGTGTTTGTAAAACAAACATAAATACTGATGAATTATGTTGGAGTAATACGGAAGTATGTAAAACATTAGAAATAATTGCATCGTATATTTTATTAAAAGACGATAAAGAAAAACGTAAAGAGTTAAAAATGTATAATGACTATAAATTAACTAAAAGAGCAGAAAAAGATAGAGAAAAAGTTTGTCAGATTGGAGTTAACGAAGATGATGAAGTGGTGGTTCTTAAAGATGTTAAGAATTATAAAAAATATAAAAAGACCACCGTTAGCAGGTCTGATATTGACGAATATCCTGAACTTAAATGTTACGATGAATATAAAGAATATATGAAAACTTTATTTCATGGAGACGATGCTAAAGAAAATAGGATTAATCTTATAGAAAAACTAAAAGAAAGAGGCTATGATATTTCTAATGGGAAGCTTTATAAATTTGTTAAAACAACCCTCCCAAGTATATCAGAAGATATGCTAAATGTTAAATTAAGTAAAGTGCAGCCAATTAAATGGAAAAAGCCACTTAGAGACAGTAAACAAACATTTAATTTTGAAATTTTAGATATGTTTGACCCAAAGCAAGTTAAATATGCTTTGATAACCGATAAAAATTTAGAACTTTCTACGAGAAATGAATTTTGTATAACTCTCGATGAAATAATTAAAAAAACACATTTTACTAAAAACCAAAAAATAATATTAGACAAATGGAGAAAAGATTGGCAAGTAGTTAAAATAGCACAATATATGAAAGTAGATGTTGCTTATGTTTCAAGGGAGATTGATACTATTGCTAAGAAGATCAGCAACACTTATATAGACGAATATGAAGAACAATATTATTATATGAATTTGGTAAAAGGTACTTATAAAAAATGCTCATGTTGTGGAGAAAACAAATTAGTTAAACATTTTAATAAACATTCTGTGAAGAATGGAGAAATAATATATATGAGTATTTGTTCAGATTGTAGGAAGAAGCTTAGAGAAAGGAAGAGGAAAGAATGAAAAAGAAAGATTTAATAAAAAGAGTAGCAGATAATTGTGATTATTCTCAAAGACAAGTTGAAGAAATGTATGATGCTTTAAAAGATGTAGTAGAAGATGCTATAGCAGACGGAGAAGAATTTAAATTATTAGGCTTTATAAAAATAGGAACTAGAGTATTAAATCCAAGAAAAGGTAAAATGACTAATAGATTTGGCGATATTATAGAATGGGAAAGAACGAAAGCTATAACTGTGCCAACCGTAGGATTAACTCAATATATAACTAAACGTTTTAAACAATAGAATTGAACTTTAAAGAGATTGGATAGTGTGATTTATAGACACACACAGCTAATTTTACATATAACAGGCTACTTTTGGTAAGAGTTAAGTTACTTGTGTCTAGCAGTTTTTCATATTATCCTCCAATTTTATTATACTTAGGCGATAACAGCAATTTTATAATACGAAATTAAAAAGGTTTACAAAGTATAAAGTCGCCTAGCGAATATGGATATATAGTTTAACAAGGCAAAATACTTACCGGAAAAGAGTTATGGGTTCAAGCCCCATTATATCCTCATAATATAACCCCCTTTCAATTAATTATTTACACATAAGACACTTACAGCAATTAGATTATTATATAAAATATTATTTTTTAGAAGAAAAACAAAAATCATATTTAGCCAAACATTTTTTAAATACCTCCTTTGATTTATAGATGTTCGATAATGTACGAAGTGTCTTGAAAACCTCCTATTATAATAGAGCTACTGGACGATATTCGTAGCTCTAACATTGCAAGGTAGAGTAACGGTTAACTTATTGGACTCATAATCCAACGATGAGGGTTCAATTCCCTCCCTTGCAACCATTGACATACTACACTTTCTTCCCCTCTTTTGAGGGGTTTTACATAGGAGCATAGTTTAATGGTAGAACCGTGGTCTCCAAAACCATGAGTAAGGGTTCGAATCCCTTTGTCTCCTGCCAACAATTTAAATGGATGGGTATCCAAGTGCGTAAAGGAAGCAGACTGTAAATCTGTCGTCATTTGACTTCGTGGGTTCGAATCCCACCCCTTCCACCAATTTAAAAAGATATTGACAGCATGATTAAAAAAATATCTTGAGAGGTGATAATATGAAAAATAATTTACTTAAAGAATTAAAAAGAGCAACAAATTATACTCATACAGAAAATGGTGCTTTAACGCATAAAAGTACATTAAATAAATGTTACGATTTATTTGCTTTTGGTGGTGCATCAAGAGGCAAGTACGAACAAGACATATTAGATATGTTCTACGATGCTTTAAATGAAGATAAATTACTAGCAATGAAATTGTTATTTTATATTAGAGATGTAAGGGGTGGCTTAGGAGAAAGAAGAACTTTTAGAGTGATTCTTAAATCTTTAGCAAATTCTCATCCAGATCTAGTAGAAAAGAATATTGATTTAATACCTTTTTATGGTAGATATGATGATTTATTAGTATTATTTGATACTAAATGTGAGGATAAAATGATTAATTTAATAGCAAAAACATTAATAGATGATTGCAGAACAAATTATCCTACTTTATTAGCTAAATGGTTACCTAGTGAAAATGCTAGTTCTAGCGAATCTAAAAAAATAGCTAGAAAATTAGCTAGAAAACTTACCCTTAGTAATAGAGAATATAGAAAAACATTATCTGCTATAAGAAGTAAGATAAAAATAGTTGAAACTTTATTAAGTGAGAAGAGATATGATGAAATAGAATTTGATAAATTACCTAGTAAAGCAGGTATTAAATATAGAAAAGCATTTTTAAGACATGAAGAATTATGTGATAGATATAAGGAATTTATCAATAGTGAAGATACTAAAGTAAATACTAAGACTTTATATCCATATGACATAATTAAAGATGTTTGGGACTGTAGTTCACTTGAAAGAAAAGTGCTTAACAAGTTTTGGAATGACCTACCTGATTATTTTGACGGTAAACCTTGTAGTATATTGCCAGTAATAGATAATTCAGGGTCAATGACTTGGAATATTAACGGTGGTGTAATTCCGATAAATGTAGCAATTTCTTTAGGAATATATTGCGCTGAAAGAAATCATGGTGAGTTTCATAATCATTATATTAGTTTTAGTAGTAAACCTAAACTAATAGAAATAAAAGGAAAAGATATAGTTGATAAAGCTAGAAGTGCTATAAGAGAAGTTTATTACGACAGTACTAATATAGAAGCGGTATTTGATTTAATATTAAATATATTAAAAGAAGGAAATTTATCTAATGAATATCTACCTAAACATATAGTTATAATTTCTGATATGGAATTTAATGAAGGAACTCGTTATAGAGGTTCTAAAGAGACATTAATGGAACGTATAAGAAAAGAATGGAAAAAAGAAGGATATACAATGCCTCATTTGGTTTATTGGAATGTATGTTCTAGGAGAAATAATATATCAGATTTAGGGGCAAGCAATATTACTTATGTAAGTGGCTGCACTCCAATGATATTTGAAATGATTATGAGTGGAAAAACTGGAATGGATTTAATGTTGGAAACATTAAATAGCGATAGATATTCAAAAATAGCCATATAAGAAGGGAGATATAATATGAAAAAATTATTACAATTAGATTTTAAAAATGCAAGTATAGAGGAAGGTACAAATGGTAAACAGGTTATAGAATATGATAAAGAATTATTACCTTTATATACAAGAAGTTTAGATAAAGTATTAGAAGATATAGATGAAGAACAAAAATTACAACTTAAATTAAATATAGAACTTCCTCTTTCTCAATTTAGATTGCTGACTGATTTCCTAGTAGATTGTTCAGAGTTAAACTTATTTGATTTACAAATAAAATCAATAGAACAAGATAGCTAATATGGAAAAATATAATACTAAATTAAAAGAACAAATGATTAAATTGTCCCTACAAAAATTAAGTGGGGACAATGAAATAGATTGGGAAGATATAATAGAGAGTCTAGGAATAAGTTTACATAAAGATACGTTGAGAAGATGGGCAAGAGGTATGCAAATTTATGACGAATACCTTAAAGAAACACAGCACAGGTCCGCAAGAGGAGAATCAGAAAAAGAGTTAAAAAAATTATTAGAATTAAAGCAACAAAGAATAATGCTTTCTGATGAAAAAAGATATGTAAATATGAAACTTAGAGAGCTAACGAGAGTAGAAGATTTCTATAAGAAATTAGAAGATAAAATAATCAAAAGTGAACCTGTTGAGTTAAGAGTAATTGAAGATAATGAATGTACTAATGAAGCAGTATTAATGATATCTGATTGGCATTACGGAATAGAAGTTAATAATGAAGTTAATAAATTTAATTCAAGTATAGCTAACGATAGAGTCTCTAAATTAGCAAGTGCAGTTATAAAATATTGTAAAATAAATAAAACAAATAAATTGAACATATTTTGTTTAGGAGATTTAATCTCTTCTGAAATACATACAATTATAAAAATGGAAAATAGAGAAGATTTATCTACTCAAATATATGAAGTAAGCGAGCTGCTTTCAAAATTTATAGATAAAGTATCGAAAGTGGTTTCAGTTGAAGTTACTTTTACTTTTGGTAATCACGAAAGAACAGGATTAAAAGATTTATCTAAAGATACAGATAATTTTACAATTCTTATAGAAAAATATGTAGCACTTTTTTTAAGGGATAATAAAAATGTTATTATTAATAACAGTAAAACAAATTCGGATATTATATATAAAAATATAATGGGAAATGATTTTGTTGGAGTTCATGGGCATCAAGAAAAAAGAAAAGGTGTTGCTCCTGATCTAAGTGCCATATTAAATGGTAGAAATGTTGATTATGTATGTATGGGACATTTACATTCTCAATGTAATTATATTGATAATACATCCGAAGTATTTATAAATGGAAGTTTATGCGGAACAGATGCTTATGCTTATGGTAAAAGATTATTTTCTCCACCTAGTCAAAAATTGTTAATAGTTAGTGATGAAGGTGTGGAATGTATATATAATATTAAACTTTAGTGGGAGGATTAAGGTATGAAAGATAAAAAAGATGAATTAAGTAGGGAACTATATATTAGTGGAGAGATAACAACCGAAATGGCAACAGAAATAATCGCCCACTTAAAAAAAATAAACGATGAAGATTTAGAAATTTATAATAAAAATCAAACTCTAAATAAGAAACACCAATTAGAATATCCACCAATAACAATAACGATTAATTCTCCGGGTGGAAGTGTTATGGATGGTTGTGCGATAATGAATACATTAGAAACCTGTATAGCTCCTGTCCATACTCATGGAATCGGAGAAGTATCAAGTATGGCTGTATATATTTATGCTTGTGGAGAAGTTAGGACCGCAGGTGATTTAGTTACATTTGGACTACATGGTATTGGAGGAGGAGTTCGTGGTTATGCTAAAGAAATGTTAAGTTCTTTAACACATTGGAAAAAATTAGATAACAAATTAAACGAAAGACTTTTAGAAAATACTAAATTAACACAGAAAGATTTAGATGATTGTGAAACTTGTTTGGTTTTTTATGATTATGATGAAGCTTTAGAAAAAGGATTAATAAATACAGATTTATATGATGAAGAATTGCTTAAAGAAATGATAGATAAATTAGATATAAAAATTGAAGAAGAAAAAGAAAATGTAACAGAAGATTAATTTCTTTTAATATAAATGTATGTATACTTTTATAATTAAATAAAGGTTAATTGAATCCATATTCTTAACAATGTGGGTTCTATTTAGTCTTTATTTAGACTAATTATATCTCCCTTGTTAGTGGTATGGTTGCTTTTCCTCGTGACCATACCCATTAATAAGGAAATTAAATTATATATTGATAATCTATTATTATCAAACCATTTGATAACTACCCTTCGGGGTAGTTATTTTTTTTAACAAGAGAGGTGATAAAATGAAAAAAGAAAAAGGACAAAAATTAGCTAAAAGAACTTGTCCTTATTGTGGAGAGGAGAAATTTTTATCTAGGGATTTTTATGGCTCTGAAAGTGTTTTATATTCTAGTGAAAAAAGACATATTATCTGTAAAAATTGCATGAATATTAGATATAATTTCTTTTTAGCCAAATGCGATGGAGATGAGCTATTGGCATTAAGAAGAACTTGCGACAATTTAGATATTGTATTTGATGAAGGAATAGTAAAAAGAATTGAAGGTAAAGAAGGTTCTATGTTTTTAAATTACATGAAAACAATAAATGCCAATTCCATTCTTAGAAATTTAAATTCTTTAGATAGTCCCATGTTTAATGAGATGCACTCTAAACCTAATGTAGAGGATTTGGTTATTGATAATAACATAGTTATGAAATGGGGAGACGGATTTACAAAAAGGGAGTATCAACAATTAGAATATATTTATTCTGAATATATGGAAGAGTATAAACCTAAAGATTTATCAACTAAAAAAATATTAAAGGATTTAAGTATGACAGAGCTTCTTAGAGAAAGAGCTAGATTAAAAAATGATGATAAGACTTATGATATGTATACTAAATTGCTTTCTAAAAGTAGAGCAGATGCAAATATACAGCCAAACCAAAATAAAGACGAAGATGACGAAAAATTTATTTTTGGTATGATGATGAAAATATATGAATTAAAAAAACCAGTAGTTAAAAGACTTAAAGAATATCAAGATGTTGACTGGATTGAAAGATATATAATGAGATTCTTATTTAAACCATTAGCAGTAGCTCTAGGATTTGGATCAGCTAATTATAGCTTGGAAGAAGGAGATTCTGGAATCCAATTAGATGAAAAAGTTGAAGATTCGGAAACAAATTTAAAAAAAAAAGTTAAAAAAGCTACACAAGCCGTTAAAGAAGAAGAGGAAGAAGAAAAAAGAAAGAACGGTGATAGCTAATGAAAGAAAAAAAATACATAGAAACAGAATATGAAGATAGAGGTAACTTAAAAAAAGACTCCAAAGAAGATTTACTTATAGGTATAGGTGAATATTGGGGTTGTTTTTATTTAGCAAATCCTCATAGGTTTGCTATGGATTATTTAAAATATAAGCTTCATATATTCCAGCAGATACTTTTATATTTTATGATGAAGAGTGACCAATTCGTATTCATAGCATCAAGGGGATTAGGTAAATCATTTTTAACAGCAGTATTTTGTACCGTTATATGTATATTAAAACCCGGAACAAAAGTTATTGTCTGTGCTAAACAAAAAAAACAAGCAGAGAAAGTACTGACCGAAAAAATACTCGGTGAATTATATCCGCAATCATATGCTTTAAGGAAAGAGATAGATTATAAAGGGATTAAATGTAATTCCAATCAGGTGTTAATTCCTTTTAAAAATGGTTCTTCTATAGAAGTCCTTGCTAGTTCAGAAAATTCAAGAGGTGCAAGATGTAATGTCTTAGTAATGGACGAGTTTCGTATGATAAATGAAACAATAGTTAGAAGTGTTTTATCTCCATTTGGTGCGGTTCCAAGACAAGCAGGATATTTAACTAATCCTAGATATTCTTTTTATCGTGAAGAAAATAAAGAATTATATTTATCTAGTGCATGGTATTCAGACCATTGGAGTTTTTCAAAATGGAAAACAACCGTTAGAGATATGCTTACAAAATTCGATTCTTTTGCTTGTAATATCCCTTTTACTTGCTCGTTAGAGCATGGGTTAAATACTAAAAAGAAAATAGAAAGAGAAATGGACGCAGAAGGCATGAATTACGCAACGTTCCTAATGGAATATTGTGCTGTTTTCTTTAATGAAGCAGATGATGCGTTTTTTAAATCTTCTGTTATAAATCCTTGCAGGGATAGTGTCGATGTTTTTTATCCTCCTACTGCCGAAGAATGGATAGCAGAGAAAAAGAAGAAAAAAATAGAGCAATCATGGTATATGCCTAGAGTTAATGGTGAAATAAGAATTCTTGCTTGTGATATCGCCTTAGCTAAAGGGGTCGCAAACGATAACTCGAGTTTCTTATTAATGAGGATGATACCAGATAGAGGTAAATTTAAACGTTATGTTGTCTATCTTGAGGCTCATAATGGTATGCCTGCTAAACAACAAGCTATAAGAATAAAACAATTATTCTATGATTTTGGAGCAGATAAAATAATCCTCGATACAACTGGTATAGGTGAAGCAGTTTGGGAATTTGTTAGAGAAAGCAATTATGACGAAGAAAGAGGAGTTAGATACGATGGATTTACTTGTTTTAATGAAGATAATAGAGTTGACGATTTATCTAAAAGAACTGGCTTACCTTTTGTATATTCGATGCAGCCTAACACAGAAATCAACAGTAGAATAGCAGTAAGTGTAAGAAAATTATTAGCAGATAAAGATTTAATACTTCCTATGAATGATAGAGAAGCCAAGATATTAGTAACTGAAAAAATAGCTAGTTTAGACCTAGATTTAGACGAAGCGGCTTATAGAGAAGCTATATTGCTTGCTCCTTTTGTTCAAACAACTATTATGGTTAACGAAATGATAAGTTTGAGACATGAAAGTAAAGAAGGTAAAATAAGACTTTTTGAAAGAGGGGCAAATAGAAAAGATAGATATTCTTCACTAGGCTACGGAGTATTTTTAAGTAATTTAATAGCACAAGAAGAAGGTTTCGGAGACGATAGTGACGATATTTTATTCTTAGTATAATTAATAAGGGTGATGATATGGAATTAAATAGAGTTTATTGTATGGATAATTTAGAGTTATTAAAGCAAATAAACGATGAGGAAATCAACCTGATCTATTGCGATATTCTTTATAATACAGGTAAAATTTTTAAAGATTATGATGATAGATTAGGTACTCCACAACAAGCAATAAAATGGTATAAACCAAGATTGTCTGAAATGAAAAGAGTTTTAAAAAATAACGGATTAATCTATATTCAATGTGATTATAGGTTGGTTCATTATTTAAAAGTTGAAATGGATAACATTTTCGGTATTAACAATTTTAGAAACGATATTATATGGAATTACGGAGGACAATCTAGGAGTAAAGATATAAGTTGTAAACATGACAATATATTAAGATATTCAAAAAGCAATAAATACATATATAATACGCAATATCAACCTTATACTGAAAAAACATTAAAAGAATTTAGGCATAAAAATGAAAAAGGAGAATTGTGTGTTCGTACTTGTAGAAGAGATAAAGATGGGAACAAGAGGTATTATTATACACCTATGAAAGAAGGAGCAAATATAACAGATGTATGGGACATTGGATTATTAACTTCTTCAAGCAGAGAAAGAGTAGGTTATGACACCCAAAAACCGAAAGAATTATTAGAGAGAATAATTAAATCATCTTCTAATGAAGGGGACATTATCGCTGATTTCTTTTGTGGTAGTGGAACGAGTTTAGTTGTGGCAAAAGAATTAAACAGACAATATATAGGATGTGATTTAAATCCAAGGGCGATAGAGATAACAAATAAAAGACTAAAATCAATATAAGGAGTTGATATATTTGAGTGAGGATATAAAAAAAGAAAATGTTGACTTATATGATGAATATGATTTTTCCGAAGATTTATTATATAGTTTAAAAACTTATAATTCTCAGATTTCAACAATAAGAGATAATAGTGTAAGAGTAAAAAATAATATAAGAAAAATGTTAAGTAATCAAGCTGATAGTCAATATACAGAAACAGAACTTCAAAAAATAGGCGAAGTACTTACTAATAAAAACGGTCAACTAAAAGAATTAATTACATATAAATCTAACTTGCTTACTTATGACCACTATATAATGCCTATTGATGCAAGTAAATACAAAACGGAAAAAGATATAAGAGAAGCTAGAAGAAAAGCTTCAAAACAAGTAGAAAAATACAACTTAAAATATAACTGCAAGTGGATTGCCCAAGATGTTATAGAATATGGTGAAATTTATTTAGCTTTAGTTAAAGGTAAGAATAATTATTTATTTTTTAAATTTCCTAGAGAAATGTGTATGATAACTCAAAAGACTGGCAATATGGTTTCTAAATTCGCCATAAATTTAGGTTATTTAAATTCTACAAATTATTATACATTCCCTCAAGCAATACAAGAGTTATATTGGGATTATCAAGGAGGGACTTTAGATAAAAGAAGAATAATAAAAAATTCATGGTATCAAATGACTGAAACTTGTTATATGGCATTTACTTTGGATGAATGGCAAGAGAAGGGTACTCCATATTATTCTTATTTATTTGATAGTTTAGCTTCATTAGAAGAATTATCAGATTTAGTTAATTTAAATGCTTACATAGATAGTTTTAGATTATTACATCAAAAACCTGAGCTTGATGATAGAGGTCAGTTAAAAATGGAAAGAAAGAAAATAACAAATTATCATAATGCATTAAAAAGTTTAGTTCCTTATGGTTATTGTACTTTAACTTCTCCTTTAGATTTAAAATTAATATCTAGTGACGGAAATAGTTCAAGTATACTTGACGCTAAAGAAAAAACAAAAACAACAATATATGATGCTAGTGGTGTAAATGATAATTTATTTAATGGTAATACAACTAATACAGAAGCAGTATCAATAGGGTTTACAATAGATACTTTAATGCCTTTAAGAATACAAAAAGAAATAGAAAATTGGGTTAATGACCATATGAGAAGTGTTAGGGCTACTTCAAACTGGTTTTTAGAATTTATACCTACTAATGAATATAATCAAGGATTAGAAGCAGAAAGACAAAGATCAGCTTTAGCTATTTATTCTCCTAAGTGGAAATACTTAGCTACTATAGGATTAACTCCTTTACGAGCATTAAGCACAATAGAATCAGAAGAATTAGAAGATATAGCTTCTAAGATGACTCCGCTATCAACTGCTTATACTCAAGTGGGTAATGAAGTGGGCGGTAGACCTACTAAAGCAGAAACAGGAGAATCTAATGCAAATTCAAGCAGCACAAATCCAAATGAATAGGTGATGAAAATGAGTGATTTTAAATTAACTCCTTGTTCTTTAGGAGAAATTAAAGAAGATATTCCATATAAAATACCTTCTAATATAAAGTTATTAGGAGCAGAGACATTTTGGAATAAAGGAATTTATGGAGAAGGAATAACTGTAGCAATATTAGATACAGGAATTGATACAAGCCATGTATGTTTAAAAGATAGGATAATTGGTGGCAAAAACTTCACAAATGAAGGTAAAGAAAATGATTTTACCGATTGGAATGGTCATGGAACTCATGTAGCAGGAATCATAGCAGGGAATAGAGTTGAAAAAGGTATAACAGGGGTTGCTCCTGAATGTAATTTATTAATAATTAAAGTTTTAGATAGATTTGGAGATGGCGCTTTTCCTAATATAGTAAAAGGATTAGAATATGCTATTGAGCAAAATGTAGATATTATAAATATGTCTTTAGGTGGTAGAGCAGATGACGATTCTTTACACGAGGTTATAAAAAAAGCAACAGATAAAGGTATATGTATTTGTTGTGCTAGTGGCAATAATGGAGATGGAAGTGCTGATACAGATGAAATTAATTTCCCCGGAAATTATCATGAAGTTATAGAAGTTGGAGCGGTAGACAGAGATAATAGTATTGCTAAATTCAGTAATACAAATCCTGAAATAGATATTGTATCATACGGTGTCAATATAATGTCAACTTATAAGAATAATAGATATGCAACGACAAGTGGTACTTCTCAAGCCACACCACACGTTTCAGGAGCATTGGCATTAATCAAAGAAGATTTTGTTAAAACTTATGGTAGAAAACCAACTGAAAGTGAATTGTGGGCAAGACTTGTCAAATGTACTAATTTCCTCAATGATATAGATACGAAGGCACAAGGAAACGGTGTTTTATATCTAGGAAATGGATGTGAATAACATGGGAAGATATATAATTGCAGATACAAGAGATAAAGCAGAAAAATTAAAACGAATGGGTTTTGAATGTATTACGATACGAGAAATAGGTAAAGAAACACATTATGTATTTGAAAATTCAGATAAATATTTACTTTTTTCAAATGATGAAAAAAATGAATATATAATAAGTGACCAGTTATATATGTGTTTTTAATTCTTATAGAAAGGAGGAAATCCTTTGATAATTAGAATACCATGTTCTATGACTTTGGAAGAAAATTTTTTAAACTTTTCAGAAGATAGTGAAACAAATCCAAATGTTAAAATGCAAATCATACATGAAGGAGTAAATCCAAAAGGTACAAGCTTTTCAAAACAAGCAATCGAATTAGCTAAAGCTACAATCTATGATAAACCAATACTTGCATATGTTAAATATGATGAAAATGGAGAGCCTTTAGATTTTGGCGAACACGAAATGATACTTGTCCCAAAAGTTGTCAATGGCAAAAGAAGTTACGAGATTAAATATATAGAACAACCTATAGGAACTTTTTCTCAAAATTTCGACCTTTCTTATGAAAAAGGTGAGAATGGGAAAGAATATCTTACTGCTACTGGCACTATATGGAACAGATATTGTAAAGATGCTTATGACCTTCTTAAAGAAGGCGACAAATCTGTAAGCATGGAAATCAATATACTTGAGAGTGAAAAAGATAAACATAGTGGAGTTTTAAATATATCTAAATTTGAATTTTTAGGAGTTACTATATTAGGAGATGATTATGCTCCGGGTATAGATGGTGCTAATGCAACTCTTGAATTTACAAGAATAAAAACTGAAAAAGATTTAATTAATTTTTTAAATAATATAGAACAAAATGTGAAAGGAGACGAAGGCATGAAAGGAAATAATGATACATATTCTCTTTCTAATGGAGTAATGGCATTACAAATAAGAGAACAATTAAGTAATAGAATGATAGAAAAAAAATACTCTTGGGGAGAAACATATCAAGCTAGAGAATTCTATTATGTAGATACTATTCCTGATGACTCTATAGTTGTAGTTCAAGGAAATGACGGATATAAATATTATGGAATACCTTATTCTGTAAGCGAAGATACTCTTACTTTAGATTTTGACAATAGAAAAGAGTATATAAGTGAATGGAGAGAGAAAAAAGTTGATGATTCTGTAAGCTTCTCTTTAAATGAAGACGAGGCTAAAGAAATGGCAGAACTTACTTTTAATGCAGAAGTAGAAAAAGTCAATCAAGCAGCTAAAACAGTTGTCGACACTTTTAAAAACGATTTAGAAAAAGTTAATGAAGAATTAACTCAAACTAAAGAAGAATTAACAAAAGCTAATGAAACTGTATTCTCTTTAGGAGAAGAAGTGAAAGAATTTAAAGAAAAAGAAGCTCAAGCAGAAAAAGAAAAATTTGAAGAAGAGGTTGAAGGAGTTCTAGCTAAATTCTCATTTGATGAAGAAGAAACTAAAGAAATGAAAGAACAATGCTTAAATGGAGAATTTGATGTAGAAGAATTAAATAATAAATTATTCGCATTATATGGCAAAAAAGCATATGAAAATATGCAAAATAAACAACCAAAAGAACCAGATACAGAACCTAGTCTACAAATGCCAGTTAAGGGAGATACTCATGTTCCTTACGGTGGAGTATTTGAAAATTTATAAAATTTAAAGGAGTGAATAAATAACATGAAAGCAATAATGAGAAAAGATAGACAACCATATCCAAATCCAATAAATGTTATATCTGATGAAGTATTAGAAAATGGTATGGTAGTTGGTGTAAAAGGATTCGCTGAAAACGGTGAAAGAGAACTTTACAAAGTTGGTAAATTTGCAGAAGGAGATATAGCTGCAATAGTTGACTGTTCAGTTCTTATGTATGACCCAAGATATGATGAAAGAGATTTTGAATTAAAAGCAGGAGAAAGAGGTAGAGTCGAATACTTAGGTCATGGTGATGTCTACACAATATCTAATGCTTTATTACCAGAAGGGTTAGTAGTAGGAGATAAATTAAATCCTGATACTGAAAACTTAGGAAAATATGTTAAAGCTGATGAAGGTATATTTTTAGTTAGAAGAATAGATTTAGATTTTGAAACTCAACCTTCAACTATGATAGAAGTAATATTACACGCATAATAAAATAAAAAAAAGAAAAGAAAGGATGATTAGAGTGGAAAAAAGAAGTCAAGTTGCTCAAATGGCAATAGATATATTAAATGGAAATCCCGACACATATGATTTAAATACTGCCGAAGATAAATTAAGAAAATTAGTATTAAATGAAATGGGTGGAACTTGGGATTATTATACTTTCCAAGATAACAAATATAAAGTATTTGCAATATTATCAGAAATATTAACAGAAACTACTTCTCGTGTTTTAAGAGAGGTATTTGAACCATTCTGTGAATTTAGAGATTTTGAATTAGGAGATACTGTAGAATTTACAGTTGAAGATGATAGATTATTTGAAGTATCTGTTGTTGCAACAGATAATAACAACCTATTAAGACAAAAATTAATGAATAGAAGAGTTCCAATGACTGCTTCTGAATTAGGTGTAAAAATCTATGCTCCATTTACTGCTTGGTTAGCAGGAAGAATAGATTTAGAAAAATTAGTAGATAGAGTTCAAAAATCTACTCAACAAGATATGGTAAGAAGAATAGGTAATGCTTTTGTTAGCGCTTATGGTCAATGTCATGCTAACTTAGTTGAAAGTGGTACAGTAACTAGAGATGCTTTATCTTTATTATGTGCTAAAGTAGAAGGTTTAGGATTAGGAGAACCAGTTATATATGGTACTAAAACTGCATTAGCTAAAATACCTGCATTAGAAGGATTCGTTTTAGACGGAGAAGATTTAAGAAATAATGGTTATTTAAAAATGTTTGAAGGTATGAAATGTGTAGAATTAAAGAATACATTTAATAAAGAAACTGGTAAATTTGGTTTAGGTGACGATGAACATTTATATGTAGTTCCAAGTGGAATGACTAAACCAATAATGGTAGGTTTTGAAGGAAAAGCATTTATATTAGAAGATAAATCTGGAGAAAGAAATGATAGAGAAATCGAATACCTATTCACTAGAAGAGTACATATAGGTGTTGTAAAAGCAGTTAACTTCGGTAGATATGATATAGCTTAGTTATTAAAATAGGGAGATGATAGTAAATGACAAGTAAAAAAGTAGAGGAAAAAACTAATTTAAGTAAGGAAACAGTTGAAAAAACAGAAAAAGTTAAAAAAAGAACAAGAGCAGAAATAATGAGAGAATTAAAAAGAGAAGCATCCAAAATAGATGTTGAAGTAATGAATTTAACTAATGGCTCATTTATTTATGAAAATGGATATGATTCTATAAGAATGAATGAACCCGGAGAAACAGCTATAGTAGGGTTAGACTTATTATTAAAAATGAAAAACTCTCCGACTATGAGAAAATTATTTTTATCAGTAGTAGATGTATATAGTGAAGAATATGAATTAGAAGATGTGCTTAACATACTTGATTTAACTAGGATATATGGCGACAAAATTCTTACTTTAGATTGTTTAGATAAAATGCTAGAGGACGGTTCTGTTGATGATTTTGCAGAAACTCTTAAAAATGAATCACCTGAATTGGCTAGAAGATTATGTCAAAGAGCAATTTATTTAGCTCACCTAAATAAATTTGATTCTATGGGTAAACGTTCTGTAGTAGAAAGAGAATTTAATAATGCTTTTATATTTAAATCAAATTAGAAGGTGTTAAAATGAGTACTCCAATAGAAAAGATATTCGTTGTTTTCCTAAATCAAATTGAAGATGATGGATTGGCTTTAGCACCTGAAGAAATACAAATGAAAACAATGACTAGATATCTTCGTGGAGCGACCATAAAATTCGATACTTGTGAAAAGGATTTAACTATCGTTTCCGAAGATGATGGAATAACAGGTTATATTAAAGCTGATCTAACAGAAGACGAGATAGAAATTCTTGCTTTGGGTATGGTATGTAGATGGTTACAAAGAATTGTTAATAGTGAAGATAATTTAAGGAACATAATTACTGACCACGACTTTAAAAAGACTTCAAATGCCAATTTATTAAAAATGCTAATTACTTTGAAAAAATTACATGAAGAGGATTTTAGGCAAAGAAAAGTAGATTATTCATATAAAGGATACGATGGATTTGAGTAATTTTTTAGAAGAATACAAAATTTTTACTTTGCGTGGTCAAAAGAATAAAAAAGAAAAATTAAGATATACAGCTAGAAAAACATTTGAAAAATCATTACAAAGAATACCTACGGCAATTGATATACAAGTAACCGATGTAGATGAGACTATCATAACAGAAAATACAAAAACTGTTACGGCAATAGTTAATAATATTACAGATAATGACCAAACGGCATTAGATGAAAAAGAAATATATTTACCAGTTGGGACAAATGTAGATATAGGTTGTTATTGTTATTTTGATAATTGTTATTGGTTATTTATTTTTAAAGAACACAAAGAAATGGATGCATACATTCATTTTACGTTAAAAAGATGTAATCAAATTATTAATTATTTATACAATAAAGAAATTTATCATATACCTGTATCTGTAGTTAACTTAACTATGTATAGTGATGGGATTAATGATACTAGATATTTAAGTATGGGAGATGCAAAGAGACATATTTTTTATGGCTCTAATCCTGTGACTAGAACAATTGGTGAAGGTGTAAGAATAATGCTTACTAGAAATTCAATATTTAGAGTTACACATATTAATGATTTTGAATATAACGGAAGATATACTGGAGCTAATGGTTTAATTAAAGCATTAACATTACAAACAGTATTGATTTCAGAAGATGACAGGGATAATAAGCTAGCTTATAATATTGAAAAAAATGATACTAAAGATATTAAAGATGATGTGCAAGGTTTAAATTATATTTATTTAGGAGAACAAAATGAATATGTGGTTAAATCAGATAAAGAAGTAGAATTTATATTAGATGCACATTATCCAAATACAGAAATTATAAAAAGAGAACATAATAAATGTACTATAGAACAATCATCTAACATAGAGTCTGTAGGAGAAAATATAATGCTTATTGCTAGAGATAAAAACACAAAAGAAACAATAGATATGTTTATTATTACCGTAAGGGGTGTTTAATATGATTGAGCAATTTCCTAATAAATACCTTATTAAGCTCTCTAATGAGATTATGTTAGATAAAAAAATAAACAAAATGATATATTATAATGAAGAAAAACAAAATGATATATATTCTTTAGAAGATATAGAAAATCCAATTAAAAAACTTAAAGAGAAAAAGGTTTTTATAAATAGAAAAGTTCCCGAAGTATTAAAGGAATCAGATATTTCTGTTTTCGTTAATATTTATAGAGATTTCCCTTATACAGGATTTTACCAACCAAGCTATAAAATACAGCAGTTTAAGTTTGAAGTTGGAGTAATATGTCATAATGATTGTAGATTTACATTAAATGGTTTGAGAGATATTTTAATTTACAAAGATATAGAAAAAATGTTAAAAACAAATAAAAACTTAAAAGGGATTGGATTCCCTACTTTGGAACAAACATATCCGATGTATAATATGCCAAATGGATTCACAGGGTATATGTCCATTTATAAACTAGAATATTTTGAAGGTATGTAATGTACTTTACTAAAGAATATGTAACTGGACAACCATTAAATTTAAAAAAATATACATTAGGATATATAAATCAACCAATAGTAGATTATTTTATGTATGATTATGATTTTATAGATTTTATTAAACCATATTATATGGGAATAACATTATCTTATGATGAATTATGTAAAAAAAATAAATTTTATTTTTCTTATTTTTTACAGATAATGAATGAATCAAAATTAATAATGAACTCTTTTTATAAAGGGTTAACCTTATTATATAATACTTCTCTTGAAGATATGGAGTTTTTTAAAGATGAAGATGGCGGAGACAAAATTATTCTTAGAATAGATGAAAAAGGAACTAGGAAAAAAGAAGGAGAACATGGAAATCCATTAGCATTTATTTCGGACGATAATTTCCTAGTACTTTGTGAAGTTGTGTTGGAAATGTGTCTTTTTGAAAAACCAAAAGAAGAAGGAGAAATTAAAGGAGACCCAAAACTTGTAGAAAGATTTAAAGAACAAAGAAGAAAATACCTCCAAAGCAGAAAAAATGATGATGGCATACTTTTCGAAAATATGGTTAGAGAAATAATGTATTTACAAAATATACGTTCTTATGAAGAAATTAAAAATACAACCGTATGGTGGTTAAGAGATGCTTATTCAGTTGAAACATTGAGAGTTTCAGAAGAAAAACAATGGAAAATGGCAAGCGGAGGTAAATATAGTCCTAAGAAGATAAAATCTTGGCAAAAAATAACAAAATTAAAAAAATAGAAAGGAAGATTGATTATGGGATATGCAATAAAAAGTGCTTGCGACTTAACTTTAACAAATTTAGCTAATCCTGAAGATACTACTACTATAGATTTTCTTAATAGTTTTAATATAACAACTGAATCAGAAAACTTCGAAGCTTACAAAAGAGGAGATTTATGTATAACTATAGCAGGTCAAAGAAAAGGAATAAAATAACGTTCCCTATGTTAAGTAATTAGCATAGCAAATCCTTTGAATTGCTGGAAACCCCTAAAGCTAATTAAACTACAACGTAAGGTTAAATCCTAAGCGTGAATGTTGCGAAAGTAGAAAAAATTAATTAGATGGCATATGGTTAAACCCTAAGTGCTTTGGATATAATTATTATATCTGACAATGGGCAATCAGCAGGTAAGATATATTTGTTTGTTAAATATGAAGGGTGATAATATGAGAACAAAATGGACGGAAGAAAAAATAATAAATTATTTAAATAATAATAAAATTATTTATGAAAGACAAAAAGTATATCCTTCATTAAAAGGTGAAGGAGGGTGTAATTTATCTTATGACTTTTATTTGCCCGATTATAATTGCTGTATCGAATATCAAGGAGTGCAACATTATGAACCAGTAAAATATTTTGGAGGTAAAGAAAAATTTGAAATACAAAGAAAACATGATTTGAAAAAGAAAAATTATTGCACAGAAAATAAAATTAAATTAATAACAATTCCTTATTGGGAATTTGATAATATAGATAAAATTTTAAACAAACAAATGTATAAACTTCAACGACTAACCGAAAGCGAGTAATATCGTGAGTAGCCTTGAAATAGGCAATAGGAGTACGGCTCAAGTTAATGGAGTGGGTGAGAACCCCTTAAATGGAAGTGGAGGAATCCCTGTAAGAAAATCAGGGAAGTGATATAGTCTGCTCTCTTATCGAAAGATAAGGCAGTTCTTAGATGAACGATATAGGCGTTACGAACCTATGTGAACATTAGGCATTACAAATGGATGCACAAGTTATAGATGACTTCTTCTTAGCTCAAATGCTTGGTGGTGAAATAACTGGTACTAAAATACAAGTTAAAGGTACTATACCAAGCAAATATTACAAAATGGAAGGTACATTTGAAGTTGTTAATGAAGATGGTAGTACAGAAGTTAAATCAATAAAATTCAGCAAAGCGAAAGCGCAACCTAATGCTGACTTAACAATATCAGCACAAGAAATATCAGACTTTAGTTTAACTTGGGACATATTAGTTGATGACCAAGACTTAATATTAGAAATAGACAAAAAAACTGTATAATAATTTATAGCGTCAGCAGATTAATTTCTGTTGGCGCATTTTTTTTTATCTATTTTTAGAAGGGAGAAATAAAAAATGAAAATAAGTGATTTTAAATTAGAAAAAATAAGAAAAGAATTTGTTGTTGATATAAACGGTGAATTAGAAAAAGTAACAGTTTACAATATATTAAACGAAGAAAGAGAAGAGATTAGAGAGGATTTACAAGAAATAATAAAAGATAAAAATGTATTAGATGCGGAAGATGTAGAGGATATTTATAATATTTTATTTCCAGTATGTACGAATATAGAAGTTGATGAAGATATAATAGATACATTAAATAATCCTAATAAGGATATGGTACTTATATTAAATGAAGTTAGAGAAATTTTAGATGAAATATATTTAGAAGTATTATTGGGTCAATCTCAGCAATTAAGTGAGATAGAAAAAGGATTAATATTGAAGAAAAATTTATTAATGAGTGAAAAAATAGAATTGCTAGGAAATGAATGTAAAGAATTAGAAAAAGAAATAAAAGATATGAAAGAAAGTAGGGAGGAGGTTGAAAAATAATGGTATTTGATAACTTAGATCAGGTCGTGGCATACATACAAAAAACTGTAACAGATGAACTTCCGGCATTAGGAGAAGAAATGAGAAAAATTATGCACGAAACTCTTATGATGGAGACTGGTTATGAAGAAAGAATACCAAATATGTATGATAGAACTGGTGGAATGGAAAATATCTGCGAATATGAACAAATTGGAGATAAAGAAATTGATGGGGTTTTTAGAGATAACGGCAAATGGGTAAATAAACACGGTAGCCATTATTTCCCATTAAATCGTTGGGAAGAAGGTACAGTTTGGGCACCCGGATATTCGGATACTAATCCTGTATTTTATCCTGCGACAAATATAGAAGAAGATGCCCGAAACGAAATAGATGTAAAGATTCCATTAGAATTAAAAGAAAAATTAAGAATTAGAGGATTAAATGTTTTATAGAAAAAATTAAGTTACCACTTCGTATAAGTGGTAATTCTTATGCGTATAAAGGTGGTGGATTTAATTGGCTGAAGATATAAGAATTAAAGTCTTTCCAACCGTTCAAAAAGGAGATTCTTCATCTGAATTATCAAAAGTTATCGCAGATTTAGAAAAAAATGCAAAGAAAATTAAGGTTGGAATAGATGACAAGGATTTGCTTAGTCAAATAACAAAACTTAAAGAACAAATAAATAGTTTAAGTAAAGGTACAAATACAAAAGGCAATTCTAAAATGTTTCAAAATGAAACAAAGAGTGCCAAAGAGTTAATTTCTGAATATAAAAAATTAATATCTCAAAAGAATAAATTAGAAACACAAATGTCTAAACAGACATATAAAGGACAGGCATACAAATCTTTATCTAAAGATTTAACAAAAGTGAATAAAGACATTGAATCGGTTGGTAGTAAAATTGATGCTTTAAACAAAAAAACTATTAAATCAGATATTACTGCAAGTTTAACAAGCTCTTTTGAATCTACTATTAAAAAAGCAACAGAGTTAGGTACTGCGTTAGAAAATGCTTTAGGGAAAAGAAATTTAACAGGTACGCAAACGGCTGATCTAAAAACTTTACAAAGACAATTAGATAATTTTAAATCGTCTGCAAATCTTGAAAATATTTTAAAAGCAGATAAACCTTATGCCGAAATGTCTAAACTTATGACAAGGGCATCAGAGCTTACGCAAGCTTTTAGGAAGATTGAACTATCTGATGCTTTGGCAAAAAGTATTAGAAAAGCTGAATCAGATGCAAGTATTCTTCAAAATAAAATTAAATCTTTATATACTAAAGGTTACGGAAATAATAATGCTATTGATAAATTATTTACTAGAGCAAAAGAATTAAGCAACGTTAATATAAGAATTAATAGCAAAACTGCTGAAGCAGATGTAGTTTCTCTTAATGATAAAATAAAAAAATTCCTAAAAATAAAATAAAAAAGGGGCTAGAAGATGATATTTGGGGCTTTGAAATAGACCATCAAAAATATTTAGAATGTATGAATAACTTGAATAAAACTGCAAGTTATTATGGTTTTTATGATGTAAAATGGAATCTACACGAAGAAGATTTTTTAAAATATAATTTTAATCTAAAATTTTCGTATATTGCAGGGAATCCCCCTTATATAAATTATAGAGATTTAACATCTGAAACTCGTGAATTTATAAAAAATAATTTTAAAACTTGTAGTAAAGGTAAATTCGATTATTGTTATGCTTTTATCGAAAAAAGTTTAAGTTGTTTATCTGATTACGGAAAATTAGCATATTTAATTCCAAGTAGTATTTTTAAGAATGTTTTTGCTGAAAAACTAAGAGAGTATATACTTCCTTCAATTAGTACAATTTATGATTTTAAAACTGAAAAAGTATTTTCAAAAGCTCTTGTTGCAACATCTATTTTAGTTTGCGAAAAAGGTAAAAATAAAAAACAAATTCTTTATAAAAATGAAGAAATAAAAACTTACATTAAAATTCCAAAAAGTTCTTTAAAACAAAAATGGGTATTTAAAGTTAAAGAATCAGAAAATATGTCTGCAAAGTTAAAATTTGGAGACTTGTTTAATGCACAAATTTCTATTGCAACATTGTTAAATAAAGCTTTTATTATAAAACCCAATAATAATAATTGCCATATTGAAAAAGAGGTTATAAGACCAGCTAAGAGTCCTCGAAATCTTGCATATGAAATAGATGAACAAATTATATTTCCATATTATTATAAAGATGGTAAATTAATGAAGTATAAAATAGAAGAATTTGAAAAAAAATATCCGTGTGCAGTACAGCATTTAAAAGAATTTGAAGATAAATTGAACACGAGAAATAAAGATACCTCAGCTGAATGGTTTGAATATGGTAGAAGTCAAGCATTGTCACACTTAAATCAAAATAAATTATTAATATCTACTGTCGTAACAGATAGTATAAAGGTGTACGAACTTACAAAAGAAGACATTCCGTATGCGGGTATATATATTACATCTAAAAATGGAACTTCATTAAACAAAGCTAAACAACTTCTTAATAGTGATGCCTTTTTAGAATATGTAAATAACATTGGTATCCAAGCAAGTGGAACATCTTTGCGTATTACGCCCAAAGATGTGAACGATTTTGAATTTGATATGGAGGCTATATAATGAAAATTCCTTTTAATGTTGATGCAAATACGGCACGACTTATAGGAAGAGAAAATGTGTCAAAATTAGATGGTGCAATATTAGAATTAGTAAAAAATGCATACGATGCGGATGCAACTACTTGTATTCTGTACTATGAAAA